GCGTTGGGGCTGCGCGCCAAAATCGACACGGAAACCGGCTGGCATAAGACGCTTTCTAACGTCGGCGTCAATGGCGTGACCGGCATTTCCGCCAGCGTGTTCTGGGATTTGCAGGCACCCGGCACCGATGCCGACCTGCTCAATGAGGCCGGGGTCACCACGCTGGTGCGTAAAGATGGTTTTCGCTTCTGGGGCAACCGCTCTTGCTCTGATGACCCGCTGTTCCTGTTCGAAAACTACACCCGCACCGCGCAGGTATTGGCTGACACCATGGCCGAGGCGCACATGTGGGCGGTGGATAAGCCAGTCACCGCCACGCTTATCCGCGACATTGTCGAGGGCATCAAAGCCAAATTCCGTGAGCTGAAATCCAACGGCTACATTATCGACGCGGATTGCTGGTACGACGAATCGGCCAACGATAAAGAGACCCTGAAAGCCGGGAAACTGTATATCGATTATGACTATACCCCGGTTCCCCCACTGGAAGACCTGACCCTGCGCCAGCGTATCACCGATAAATATCTGGTGAATCTGGCCGCTGGCGTCAACAGCTAAGAGGACGCGTTAAACCATGGCACTCCCGCGCAAACTGAAGTACCTCAACCTGTTTAACGACGGCCTGAGCTATATGGGCGTGGTCAGCTCTGTGACCCTGCCGAAACTGACGCGCAAGCTGGAGAACTATCGCGGCGGCGGTATGAACGGCGCGGCTCCGGTCGATATGGGGTTAGACGATGATGCCCTCAGCGTCGAGTGGACTATCGGCGGTTTCCCCGATGACCAGCTCTGGGCTCAGTACGCCGCCGCCAGCGCCGCATCGGTGCCGCTTCGCTTTTGCGGTTCTTACCAGCGCGATGACACCGGCGATATGGTCGCCGTTGAGATTGTGCTGCGTGGCCGTCACAAAGAGTTTGATTTTGGCGACCAGAAACAGGGCGAAGACACCGAGACAAAAATCTCGACGCAATGCACCTATTTCAAACTGACCGTCGATGGCAAAGAGCGCATCGAAGTGGACACCGTCAACATGGTTGAACGTGTGAACGGCGTCGACATGCTGGCGCAGCACCGTCGCAATATCGGGCTGTAATCACCGGGCGGTCGGCAGGTCCGGCCGCCATTCCCCTGACTGGACTGGAATCACATCATGAAAGACGAAAACATCATCGCCACAACCGAAAACCCGAACGTCGTGAAGCTGGATACTCCCGTCAAGCGCGGCGAAACCTTTATCGATACGGTGACGCTGACCAAGCCCAACGCAGGCACCCTGCGCGGCGTCGGGTTGGCCGCGCTGGCTAACTCTGAAGTCGATGCGCTGATTAAGGTGCTGCCGCGCATGACCTATCCGCCACTGACCGAGAGTGAAGTCGCGGCGCTGGAGCTGCCTGACCTTGTGGCGCTGGCCGGGAAGGTTATCGGTTTTTTGGCACCGAGTTCGGCACGCTAGATTTTCCTGCCGGTTTGTCGGTTGATGACCTGATGGCGGATATCGCGACGATTTTTCACTGGCCGCCGTCAGAGCTTTACCCGATGACACCGCAAGAACTCCTCAACTGGCGCGACAAAGCGCTCCACCGAAGTGGACAAACGAATGAGTAACAACGTCAGGTTGCAGGTGCTACTCAAAGCCGTTGACCAAGCGAGCCGCCCGTTTAAAAGCATTCAGACAGCGAGTAAATCGCTGTCTGCACAAATCCGCGACACCCGGCAAAACCTCAAAGAACTGAACGCACAGGCCGGGCGCGTCGAAGGATTCCGCAAATCGAGCGCGCAGCTTGCCGTCACCGGTCAGGCGCTGGCAAAGGCCAAGCAGGAAGCCGCCGCGCTTGCGGTGCAGTTCAAAAACACCGAGAAGCCGACCCGCGCACAGGCGCAGCTGATGGAGGCGGCCAAGCGTTCGGCCGCCGAGTTGCAGCTCAAATATAACGGGCTGCGCCAGTCGGTGCAGCGTCAGCGCCAAGAGCTGGCGCAGGTCGGGATTAACACCCGTACCCTCGCCGCCGACAAGCGCCGCCTGAAATCCTCAATCAGTGAGACCACCGCCCAGCTCAACCGCCAGCGGGAGGCGTTGTCGCGCGTCAGCCAGCAGCAGGCAAAACTCAGCGCAGTGAGCCAGCGCTATCAGGCCGGAAAGCAACTGGCGGGCAATGTGGCGGGCGCGGGCGCTGCGGGTGTCGGGGCGGCAACCGTGGGCGGTTTTGCGGCCAAAAAGCTCCTGACGCCGGGGTATGATTTTGCGCAAAAAAACTCCGAGCTACAGGCCGTGCTCGGCGTGGCAAAAGACTCGGCTGACATGGTGGCGCTTCGCACGCAAGCGCGGCAGCTTGGTGATAACACGGCAGCGTCGGCGGATGACGCTGCCGGGGCCCAAATCATCATTGCCAAAGCGGGCGGCGACAAAGATGCGATCACCGCCGCGACGCCGGTCACGCTCAATATGGCGCTGGCCAACCGTAAAACCATGGAGGAAAACGCCACCCTGCTGATGGGGGTGAAATCCGCTTTTGGGCTGGCAAACGACCAAGTCGCACACATTGGTGATGTGATTTCACAGACCATGAACAAGAGCGCCGCCAACTTCGAAGGACTCAGCGACACCCTGACCTATGCCGCGCCGGTGGCGAAAAATGCCGGTATCAGCGTCGAGGAAACGGCGGCCATTGCCGGGGCGCTGGCGGATGCCAAAATTACCGGCTCTATGGCCGGTACGGGGAGCCGCGCAGTGATTACCCGGTTGCAGGCTCCCATGGGTAAGGCGAATGACGCATTGGCCGAGCTGGGCGTCAAAACCGCCGACCGCAAAGGCAATATGCGGCCGCTGTTCACCATCCTGAAGGAAATGCAAAGGAGCTTCGATAAAAACAAGCTCGGCACTGCCCAGCGCGCGGAGTACATGAAGGTCATCTTCGGCGAAGAAGCGTCGTCGGCCGCTGCGGTGCTGATGGGGGATGCGGCTTCCGGCAAGCTTGACCGCCTGACCAAGTTGCTCCGGGAGTCTGACGGCAAGACGGAGGAGCTGGTCAAAGTCATGCAGGACAACCTCGGCGGGGATTTGAAAGAGCTTCAGTCCGCCTATGAGGCCATCGGCATCGACATGTATGACCAACTGGAAACGCCTTTCCGTGAGCTGACAACCCGCGCGACAAAGTTCCTGCTGAAAATTGACCTCTGGATCAAAAACAACAAAGAGCTTGCCGGGACGCTGGCCAAAGTCGCGCTCGGTGGCCTTGCGATTGTCGGCACTCTGGGGGCGATTGGCTTGGCATCGTGGCCGGTCATCATGGGGATTAACGGCATCATTGCGGTTGCTGGTGCGCTGGGGACGGCCTTTAGCGTGGCGGGCGGGGCCATCATGGCGGTGCTCGGCGCGCTGACGTGGCCGATTGTGGCGGTGGGTGCGGCCATCGTGGCCGGTGCGCTTCTGATCCGCAAATACTGGCAGCCTATCAGCACCTTTTTCAGCGGCGTTATTGAGGGGCTTATCAGTGCATTTGCGCCGGTTGGCGAGTTGTTCAGGCCGCTGAAGCCGGTTTTTGACTGGCTCGGCGAGAAGCTAAAGGCGGTCTGGCAATGGTTCAAAGATTTAATCGAACCGGTGAAATCGACGAAGGAGACCCTCGACAACTGTAAAAACGCCGGGCTGGCGTTTGGCCGCGGATTGGCCGACGTGTTGATGCTGCCGCTCAGGGCATTCAACAAGCTGCGTCAGGGCATTGATTGGGTGCTGGAAAAGCTTGGCGTCATCAATGCTGAATCCAGCGACCTCGACAAGAAAGCGCAGAAGGCCAATGACTACGCCAACGGGGCGAACGGGCGCGGGTATTCCCCGTCGGGTGGCTTGCTGACGGGCGGCTATGTACCGGTTACGGCCGGGGGCGGGAAATCTTATGTGGATAACAGCGTCAATAATTTCCACGTCGGCAGCCAGCACCCCGGCGGAGCCAGCGCGGCGGAAACCAAGCGGATGTTGCTGGACGTGGTGGAAGAACGGGAGCGCAAGCGCCGCGCGGCGCAACGCTCAAATATGGCGATGGATTAAGGGGTTGTGCTGATGATGCTGATTCTTGGGCTGTTTGTGTTCCAGTTGCAGACGGTGCCGTATCAAATGCTGGCGCGCTCGGTAGATTATCGCTGGCCGTCAAACAGCCGC